GATGGGCTTGCCGGTCGCCTCGGCGAGAATGTCCCACGCGGGGATTTGCGACTCGGTCAACTGGCGCATTTCTTCGCCAGTCGTTTTGCCCTTGGCGATCATCTGCGACAGCGCGAGACTCACGCGATCGACACCCGCCGCGCCGAGGCCGACCGCGGCGACCGCGTTCGACAGCGGCGTAATGAAATCGAGCGCCTGCTGCGCGGCCATGCCCGCGTTGACGAAGCGCTTGGCGGCGCGATCGACGTCCTCGAACTCGAACGGCGTCTGCGCGGCGATCTGCTGCTCCTTTTGCAGGATCAGCGCGGCGGCTTCGGCGGAGCCGGTGAACGTCTTCCACGACACGGCCGATTGCTCAAGCCGCGAATTGAAGCCGACGATCACCTCCGACAGTCCCGAGACGGCCTTCTGCGCGACGTTCACGCCCACCATCGCCGTCACGAACCCGGCTGCCTGCTCGGTCATGCGCGACAGGCTGGTGCCCATCGTGTTGGCCTGCTGGCTGATCGCGCGCATCGTCGGCGTGGCCTGGTCGATCGCCTTGAACGCGAGCGCGATGTCCATGTTCGAGACGGCCATCAGCTACCCCGCAACGCCATCATGTCCGCCAACGCCGCCTGCGCATCGCTGTCCATCAAGCGCTGTTGAATGCGTACGACCCAATCGTGCATCGTGCCCGACGGCGCTTCCTCGTCCTCGCGCCGCTCGCGCTTTTCGTCCTGCCACGCCTGCGCAAAGGCGCGCAGCCGCAGAATCTCCAAACAGAGACCCAGCGGTTCGCGCAATGCAACGCTCGGCGTACATTCGAATCCGTCGCAAATCAGGCTGACGATCCATTCGTCGGGAGGGACGGCGTTGCCGCCGTCGAGGAAGTCGGCGAGCCGAAAAAACGATCTTCGGTCGCCTGTTCGTCGGGCGGATCACCCAACCCGGCGATGATGCGCGCGGCCCATTCCGCCGTGACCGGATCGAGCGAGTCGATCGCGTCCTCAGTGACCGGCACCGGGCGGCGTTCGACATGTGGGTCGAGCGGATCGGCCAGCGGGTCGACCGGTTCGGTGTACGTCCACGCGACGATGCCCTGGTGCAGCAGCACGCGGCGGTCGTACTTGAGCAGCGGGTCGGTGGCGATCGCGGCCGCGGTGTCGGGATCGGTGATGTCGTTGCGCGACGATTGCAGCGTTTGAAACAACTCGGCGCCCATCGTTTGCAGGTTCTTGAGCGCGGCGGTGCTGCGCGCCTCTTCGGCCTGGGCGAGCGCGAGCCAGCCAAGCTGACGCAGCGTCATACGGTGTTCGGGCTCGTGGGGGATGGGCAGAACGCGTTGCACATTGCGCGTGAGCATTCGGGGTGGACCTCCTTGCGGGGTCAGATGGTGGGTGCGCCCCACAGCCCTCCGCGAACCAGGAGAGAGCCATGGGGCAGCGCCCATGAATGGGTGCGGGACACAACCCGTTACGAACTCAGAGGTTGTTGCCCCACGATCCGTTTGCGGCGAACGAGCCGCTGATCTTGACCGCGCCGTCGACCGCGACGTCGAAGCTCACGTCGACCCACGCTGGGCCATAGGCGTATTTGCTCAGGGCGTCGGTCGACGGGTAGAGGTACAGCTTCGTGCCGTCTGCCGACACCGCCGCCGTTTTCAACGTGGTGTCAGAGTCGTCCCAAAAGCCCGCGAAGTTGCCGGACAGGTCCGGCAAGCCCTGCACGTACACCTTGTTGGCGTCGCCGTAGCTGGTGGTTTCAACGCGATCGGTTTTCTGATCAAGCGACCAGTTCGTCAGGCTGGTGACAGGGACAGCGGTGCCGGTGCCAGAGACAGCGGCGTAGAGTCGTCCCTTACGGCCGTGATAGCGCGCCATGCGGAGAACTCCCTTCGGGGGGCGGGCCAACCGGATCGGTCAGCATCCGCCAGGATGGTCGCCGCCATCGCGGCGAAAGTACGGCCTCGAATGGCCTCGCATGCCCGCGCCGCGCGTCGTTGACGCTCAAGCGGGTGGGCGAGGTAGTGGCGAATAAGCTGGCCCAGCTCGTCCGCATCCCGAAAGGTGGCGACGCTATCGCCGAAGTAGTCGACCACTTCGGCGCGCGGCTCCGATATCTGAAAACAGCCGCACGCGGCGAGCTCCAGCGCGCGCGGATTCAAACTGTCCGCCTGGTCGATGCGCGGGGCGCCAGGGCCCCAGCCGATCGACTGGCGATACAGGTTCAAGCCGATCTTGGCGTGGCGGTACAACGCGGCCGCCTGCCGGTTGTCGGTGATGCCACCGCGCACGTACTGCCGCAGCTTGTGCCGCGAGCCCAGCCCGCGCCAATCGCCGTACAGCCCGAGATCGATGCCCGACCAATCAACGCTGCCCAACAACTCCCCGCGTTCGCCAAACAGGCTGCCGACCAGCACGACGTCGTGTGACGGCACGTCGTCTGGATCGCGGCTCTTGTCGGGCTGATGCACCGCGGGGTCGTAGGCGTGCGGCAGGTAATGGGTGTTCGGATTGACCTCGCTCAGCGGCTCAACGGACAGCCGTTCGTTGGTCCAGAGCAGGTCGACGAACGGGGCGATGATCCGCTGGCGGAAGTCGTCGTATGGCGATTCGGTGAGCACGAGCGCGGTCGGCATGTGGGCGCGGCGCAACAGCACGAGCAGATCGGGATGCAGGAACATCGCAGACACGACCAGCACGCCGTCGACGTCCCAGCGCAACGCGCGTTCGATCACGTCTTTCGACGCGCCGTAGGCGACGTCGGCGTCGTTGTATTTCTCTTTCGGTCTGCCCTGTTTGCGCCACACCCAGTTGAGCCACTGCCCGGCCAGCAACAGGCGCGATTCGAGATCGTAGACGTGCACCTCGACGCCCTGCTCGCGCAACGCGACGATCAGCCCGTTATGGACCTCCGCCGTCGCGTAGCTCGCGCCTGGGTGCACCGTCAGCAGTCGCATGCGTTTGTCTCGAATCAGTCCTGCGCCGTCGAATCGGCAACGAACGCGGGTTCGCGCCACTGCCCGCTGCGCACGTCCCACACGAACGATCGGCCGTCGTCGACGATCAGCAGGCCGCCGACCGGGACCTCGGGCGTTTCCTCGGTCAGTACGATCAGCGGCGGGTCGAAATCGTGACCCTCGGACGTGCGTAGGCGAAATTGCTGCACGGTCATTGCAGGACCTCGCCGAGCGCCAGCAGCGCAACGCCGCCCCAGCCCGTACGGAAGCGCGGACTGGTAATGCCGAACGCCTCCAGAATCGCCAGCAACGCGGCGACAATCAACAACACGATGCGCAACAAACCGGGATCAGGCATGCACCGCCTCCAATGGTTCGGTTGATTGCTGGGCCCAGGCCCATTCGAGGACCGAGGCCGCGATGTGCTCGCGCACGACGTCGGTCAGCCAATAGCCGCACGGGATCGCCAATTCGCGTTCGCTGAACGCGTCGACGCCGGGCAGCGGGCCGTTCGGGTAGAAGAACGCGGGGTGTACATCGTTGCGTCGATGCACCGGGCTCGAGGCGATGCCGCGTTCAGCCAGGTGCGCGATCAGTCCGGCGCGGTCGTCAACGAGCAGGCAGTACAGCCACCACGACGACGTGTCGTCCGGCGGCGGCGCGAGCATATTCGGGGGCAGATTGGCAAAGGCGCGGTGGTACCACTCGGCGTTGTCGCGCGACCTGAGTATCGACCACGCGACACGCGGCAAGTTCGCCAGGCCGATCGACGCGGCAACGTCGTTCATGTGGTACTTGAAGCCCGCCTCGGTAATCGTCTGCGAGCAACGGAAGTCGGCGGACGATTCGCGATCGAGCCCATACCAGCGCAACAGCCGGGCGCGCGTGTGCTGCGCCTCGGGCACGAGCAGCATGCCGCCGTCGACCGTCGTCAGATGCTTGATCGCCTGAAACGACCAGCACACGTAGTCGCCGTGCGGCTTGCTCAGATCGACCATCAGGTGGTGCGCGGCGTCTTGAATGATCGGCACGTCATTCGGCAGCACGGCAGAACCAGCGACGGCCGGTGCTCTGGCTGCCAAGCGCAGCGACGTGTAGTCGCACGAGCGTCCTGCCCAATCCACTGCGACGATTGCCTTCGTGCGCTGGGTGATCTTGCGCGCCACGTCCTGCGGATCGATCAGGCCGGTGATCGGGTCGACGTCGGCCCACACGATGCGCGCGCCCCGATTGACCAGCACGCCGTTGGTGGCGGTGCAGGTCATGGGCGTGGAAATGACCTCGCTGCCCAATCCGATGCCCGCGAGATGGGCAGCGAGGTCGAGGGCCGCGGTGCAGCTCGATACGGAAAGTGGACGCGGTCCCTGAGCGCCTTGAAAGGCCGCGAACGCCTCTTCGAATTCCGCTACCCGCGGTCCCTCGCCAATATAGATGCGCCCGTCGGCGTCGGGCGCGAGCGTGCGCGCCACGGCAGCCGCCGCATCGGGCGCCATGTACGGTCGAAATAGATCGATCACGAGTCGGTCCTTTCGTGTGCCGACTGGCGGCTGCGCAACGTCAATAGGCCGTTCGTCAAATCGAGCTCCACCTCTTCCCAATCGGCGACGTGGTGCATCAGCGCCGCGCCCAGGTTGTCGAGGCACACGGTCGCGTACACCGGGTAGGGGTGACGACGCAGCACGTCGGCGGTGATGTACGCGCCGAAGCCCTGGCCGCGATATCGGGGCAGCACCGCGATGCTGTTCCACCAGCGCCCGTCGTCGGTCTGTCGCACCAGTCCGTAGCCCACGGGGTCC